ATAAAAACGACCAAACTTGCTCTTGCTCTTTTTGGTCTAAGTCAATCCAAACCTCTTTAATCCCAAACCAATCTTCAATATCGCAATACTCGATAATATCGAATAGGGCTGCCTGCAATCTGAGCTTGGGTGATCTAGCTAAATCATTCATCTGATGCCCTCTCAATGTAATCATCCAAAAACACTAATGCTTGCATGGCATGGATTTTGTCTAATTCAGCCCGGATGTTTTTTCTTTGCCTTTTTGCGCGGATAATTTCCCGATCCGCTACCCGCACTCTGTTTAGCAGGGAAGTGCGAAATCCGTTTAGGCTAGGTGGATTCATTTAATTTCTCAAATTTCTGGATGCGCTCCCCGATCCATTTCATTACTGGAACAGCCATTGAGTTTCCTAGAGCCTTATATCGAGGGCCATCTGGGGTTGTTGCTCTGACATCTGTATATCCATCAGGAAAGCCTTGCAGCCGCTCACATTCTGTTGGGGTAAGGCGGCGGACTGCCATGCTTGAGGCATAGACGGCAGCCACTTGATTTGTGACTTCAGTTGATTGCGGACTGCGGCTTGGATCGTTTGATGCGGTTAAAGTTGGTGCGACTTGTTGCATAACCGCTGGCGTTTTGCTCTTGTCTAGCGTTGGCGTTACTTCGGTTGAAACGCTATCACCCTGACTGCTGCTGTTTTGTGCGCCAAAAGCTATTGGCCTTTCAATCGCAACAAATTGATCTTTTCCTCCATATCCAAGCGGCGTTTTCATTGATGCCGTTAGTGCTGGAGTAACTGCGTATGCTTGAGTGCAAGGCTGCCGCAATCCGCCAACTTGCGTTTCAAGGCAAGGGGATATTTCTGGGCAAACCACATGGTAGTCGCCAGAAAAGGCTTCTTGATTATTTTGCCATTGATGCTTTGCTGCTGAGGCCATCAAGGTTCCTGCGATTTCACGACCGCTTCCAAGGCTTCTTGGAGCATAGGCGGAAGATTTTTCCCGCGCTTCTCGGCTCGGCGGAGAATCCCCGCGCAGGCTTTCGCGCTCAAATAAAACCGCTGCGGCAGGTCGCCAATTTCCAAGGTATCCGACAACGAACACACGGCGGCGTCGCTGGGCCACTCCGAAGTATTGAGCGTCAAGCACTCGGTAGGCGAACCCATACCCGAGTTCTGCCATCGCCCCGAGGAAGGAGCCAAAATCCCTTCCTCCGTTGCTGGACAAGACACCGGGGACATTTTCCCAGACCACCCACTTGGGCTTGAATCGGTCAGCAATGGCAAGATAGACGAGGGCCAAGTTGCCACGCGGGTCATCCATTCCTTTGCGGAGTCCTGCGACTGAGAATGACTGGCAAGGGGTTCCTCCCACGAGAAGGTCGATTGGTTCAAGATTCCACTCCTTAAAATTAGTCATATCGCCGAGATTCGGCACATTGGGATAATGATGCGCTAGCACTTCACTAGGAAATTTCTCGATCTCTGAGAACGCTTCGGGCGTCCAGCCCATCTCATGCCAAGCACAAGTAGCGGCTTCAATCCCAGAGCAGACAGATAAATAATTCATTAGTAATTAGCCCGTTTTGACCATCGGTGGGCAAGGCCGACTCGCAAGGGTGGTCAGAGGAAATTAAAAGGCAATATCACCACCCCAATCATCGTCTTGGGCTGGAGCAGCGCCAGACATCATCTGATAGTCCTTTGACTCAGAGATTTTCGTCTGCAACCACTGCGGCAGGTTGATGTACTTGTCTTCGTCAAAGCCTTGGTCGCCAAACTCAAACAGCATGGTTGGGTTGATTTGCTCCGGAACAGGCATGCCTTTTGGCATCGTTGCGATGGACTTTACGTTGGCGTAAGTGCGACCGTTATTCCCGGTAGCGTGTACGACATTCACCATGCAAGGCTTACCGAGGATGTTCTTGAGATCAAAGCCCATCAGCTCGTCATCTGTGAACGGACGGCCACGCCAAGATTCCAGAATAGCCCGAAGGGTTGATTTTTCATGCAGGCTCATTGTGAACTGGCGGCTGACCATGAACGGACGGCCATCTGCCATCTGTTCGTTAGACAGTTCCCAGCCGATATAGACCTTGCGCTGCCACTTTTCTTCATTGTTGTAGACGATATGCTGCTGACCGAGATCGACCATTGCATAGCAGATAGCGACATGATTACCTGCCGGAGCGATTTCAAAGTCACGCGCAGGGGCAGAGGTTGCCTGAATAGTAAGGCTCATAATTACTTTCCTTTCATCTAAAATGGACAATGTTCCGCATTTCCAAACTTAGCCGGGCGAGTGGCGGATTCATTCAAACGCCCGACCATTGCCTCATACTCAGCACGCAGCCGAGCAATCGCCAATTCTGCATCACGCAATGAAACTTCAACCCGGTACATTTGATCGTACATTGCGCGTTCCACTTCGTATTCAAAAAGATTTTGATCGTTCATATTAAAACCATCCATCAGCTTTTTCCGCGATTTCTTTTGCGTACCACCAAGGGCGACCTTGGAGCCATTCGCTAATAGCGATGAAATAAAACTTAAACATCTGCGTCTCCTGCAAATTCGTTGAGTTCGTCAATGCAGCCCAACCATACATTGCGGCCTGCGCTGTCAAAGTTTTTCTCAAACAGGCTAATCACCATGTACGGGACATCTTCAATCTTGATGCTGTCACGGATCATTTCGTATACAGCTTTAGTGGCGCTGATTGACCACATCGGGTGGTCTGGGTTCATGCCCTTGTCGGCTTCAGCTTCAAGCTGGTCATGTAGTGCGTCTTGCGCTGCGTTCATCTGTTGCATGTTTTGCTCCTTGCGAGAGTGGGACAACACCGCGTCACCCCATGCCTTGCATTCTAGGTATCTTGAATTAGGGTGTCAACCCCTCTTGAAACTTTTTTTTCAACTTGTAGAATGAGCAGCATGGATAAGCAAACTTTAATAAACGCTATGGGTGGCGTGATGAACGTCGCCAAGCTCGTAGGGATCAGCAACAAGGCCGTTTACCAATGGCCTGACATCCTGCCTCCTCGGATCTATGACCGGGTGATCGGCGCAGCTTGGAGACAGAACCGGATTGACGAGATCCCGCTTCCGATCCACAATCCCTAATCCTCCTCGGTGGCTTGATGGCCTCCAGCCACACCTCCAGTGGCGAACTTTGTCCCGGCTCACGTCGGGATTTTTTTGGCTTGACAGTTCAACCTTACTTGTGCGAGGCTTGGATCTCCTACAACAAAAACCGAGGAAATCATGGAATCAAAAGTCAACCTGCTGCTTGCGCAGCTCAAGAAAGTCACTCCCAAAGGAAAGGGCCAGTGGATGGCATGTTGCCCGGCCCACGAAGACCGCTCCCCATCACTCGCAATCAAGGAAAATCATGATGGACGCATTCTCGTTAAGTGCTTTGCTGGCTGTGGGGCTAGCGACGTTGTACATGCTGTGGGACTTGAACTCAGCGATCTTTTCCCTGATGGCGGATCTGAGAACTTCAACCCGTTCGCATTCGCCCGGTATGAAAAGCGTCAGGCTGAACAGCAATCCAACACACTGGCGACTGAGAAGCTGGTTTTAGACATGGCTCAGGCCAAGAGAGAACGCGGCGAGAAACTTACATCGCAGGATTTAGAGAGAGAAAGAAAAGCGTTTTACGCCTTGCGGAAGGCTGGAGTTTCGTTATAGTTGACCTCACGCGCTGTGGCAGGCGCAAAGAGGTTGAGAGACAGTCTTCATTGGGCTGGTCTTCTCGACCGTTTCTAACCCAGCAGGGTGCTCGACCTCCGGAACTGCCACCGGGGAGACCAGCACCAATGGAGATTGTTTGTGAATACTTCTACTAAAAAATTCTTTTCCATCAATGAAGATGGTCTTTTGGTTGTTGCTCAGGGTGAAGGCTCAGACCGTCAAACGGTCACATTGAATGTTTATGAATTTGATTGGCTTATTGCCCACTCCAGCGAGATTCACAATGAAATGAGCCACCCGTGTTACGCTGGAGATGAATAATGCATTACTACTCATTCAACATTGGCGATTACGCCAGCCACACCCGGCATCTAACATTACTTGAAGACTTGGCTTACCGCAGATTGCTTGATCTTTACTATCTGCATGAACAACCGCTTAACGAGTGTTCAACGACCGTTGCACGACTTATCAACATGCGTGACAACGTAGAAGAAGTTGCTGCAATTTTGGTCGAATTTTTTGACCATGAAGAGGGCGTTGGATACATAAATCCTCGCGCAGATGCAGAAATTGAAAAGTTCAAATCTAAGCAGGAAGCGGCTTCTAGGGCAGGCAAGGCATCAGCCCAACGTCGGTTGAACATGCGTTCAACGGTCGTTCAACCAACCAATAACCATAAACCAATAACCAATAACCAAGAAACAAAGAGAGAGCGCTTCGCGCCTCCCTCCGTTAGCGAAGTTGCTGAGTACATCAAAGAAAAATCATATTCGGTCGATGCACAACAGTTTGTGGATTTTTATTCTGCAAAGGGTTGGGTTGTTGGTTCCAGCAAAATGAAAGACTGGAAGGCTGCTGTCAGAACATGGGAGAACCGGAATAGAAAAGATCAGCCTGCTAACGAATGGAGGCTGAACGCGATATGAACATCATCAACGACATCGACCTTCGTCGCTTCATGGCGAGACAACAAAGCCAGTCCATCCGCCCTGTAACGGATTTCTTTGATGGGGCAATGGAGCGCCTTGCGCAGGGTTCCGCAGTCTTTGGCGATCAGATGCCTTGGAGCAAGACCGCCGACAAGTTCCGATTCCGCCCAAAGGAAATGACCATCTGGGCTGGCGAGAACGGTGGCGGTAAATCTTTGGTTCAAGGCCAGACTGCCTTATGGCTTGCCGCCGCAGGTAAAAAGGTTTTGATCGCCTCAATGGAAATGCCCGGCGAAGCCACGGTTGCCCGCATGTTGCGTCAAGGCTGTGGATCACCGCTACCGCCACGAGACCTAGCAACTGGTCTGATGAATTACACCAAGGACAAAATCTGGATCTACGACCAGATTGGAAGCGTCAAGCCTGAAGAAATCATCGCAATGATCCATTGGGCTGCTGAAGAGTTGGGCATTGACCACATCATGATCGACTCACTGGTGAAGTGCGGCGTAAAGATGGAAAACGAAAACCAGCGTGACTTCGTTGATGCTTTAGCGTGGGCTGCCAAGGAACACCAGATCCACATTCATCTCGTTCATCACATCCGCAAAGCTGCTGACGAAAAGGCCATGCCGGACAAATACTCAGTCAAGGGTGCTGGTGAAATTGTGGATTTGACGGACAACCTGCTGATTATCAGCCGGAACAAGGTGAAAGAAGCCAAGATCCGCATGATGCAGGAATACGACCGCTCTGAGCCTGACGGCTACATCCGAATAGCGAAACAGCGTCATGGCGAGTTTGAGGGCTTGTTTCAGTTTTGGTTTGACGCTCGCTCTCAACAATGGATTCCGGAACACGGAATGCCGCACATGCCTTTTCCGCCACCAGATGAGAACGGAAAATTCCCTAGCTTGTACGGCGAGGTGGAAGTATGAGCCGAGAAGCAAACAGAAAACGCTGGCCCGAATTAGCTAAGGTAGTTGACCAAATGCGTCAGGTATTCGGAGATGTACACACATTGTGCATACACGAGAAAGGCAAGCTCGTCGCCGGCAAACCCTACGGCGAAGGTTCAATATTTATCATCCCGGAAGAGGACTGGCAACCGAAGAGGAAAAAGAAATGAATTTAGATCCACGCAGCCCGGAAGAGCTGATTAAAGTTTTGCGTGTCGCTGGCAAGAAGTACGCAGAATCCAAAGCCGAACGGGTTTACCTAGAACAGTTTCGGAAATCCAAAAAAGCGATTTTGATGAAACAGGCCGAAGTGTCTGGAGAAAGCATTACCGCCAAGCAAGAGCGCGAAGCCTATGCCCACAAAGATTATCAGGATTTGTTGCTAGGCTTGAAGGTTGCAGTCGAGGAAGAAGAACGTGCTAGATTCGGGTACGAAGCTGCCAAATTAGAGCTTGAAGTTTGGCGTACACAGCGCGCCGATGAGCGAGCAGCCATGAATATGCTCTAAACATGCCCTCAGACGCCCCTCAAACGCCCTAGAATCGACGATCTATGCAAAAAGGTACTAACCCACCGCCCCTATCAAAACAAGAGCGCAGAGAGCGTTTTGAGGCGCTTGCAGAAATGGGCTG